TTTCTGTTAAACCTGATACAGTTGTAATATCAGTTGCATTTGTTTCTGTTAAACCAGATACAGTTGCAATATCAGTTGCGTTTGTTTCTGTTAAACCAGATACAGTTGCAATATCAGTTGCGTTTGTTTCTGTTACCCCACTAACATAATCAATTTGTGATTGTAAAATTGTTGTTTGTCCACTTAAATATGCAGCATCAACTAATGAACGTGCTGTATATGAACCACTCTGATCTGTTAAATATTGTATAGACCCAAAACTAGTTGAACCTGACAGACTTAAATCATCACTATTACATTGAAAAAATTTCGAGTTACTTAATTGTAGTTTTGTTGTTAATGACATAATTTATTATTTTTTATATTTTACTTATTTTTTTGTTTGTTATATATAAATAGTTTTCAATTGTTATTTATTTACAACTTTTATCTTTTTTTCTTAATTGTTTTATATTATTACGGTGTTATGTTACTTACATGCCACATTAACCCATTATATATAAATGACATCGAACCCCAATTACTGTTAATTATTGCAATATCATTTGGACTTCCACCACTACCATTTATATAATTACCGTTACCACAAATTGTGATTGTAAAATTCTCTGCATCACCATCGGCATCGGCAATTGTTATTTCTTGACCTTTTAATGGTGTTGTTGGAAAATAAATATATCTCCCACCATATACTGAAAGAAAATCCGAACGTGTTGTTGCTGTATAATTTACAGTATTTACAATATCAACGCCTCTTATAATTTGTGGATTTGATTTATTGTTAATGCGAATTAAAACTGTTCCTCCGGTAGGATCAACATTAGTAACAATACCAACTTCAATAATATAATCTGGAAATGTTGGTTTAACATTAGTTATTTCACCATATGCTATTGTCGATAAATAAACCACATCACCTTCAGTATATCCCGATGTAACCAAATCACGAACTAAACCTGATGTAGTTACAAACCCTTCTTGACCAGAAGAAATATCTTCAGTAACCATACCAACAACTTCATCAATAATAGCAATATCAAGAGCATTAGCACGTGCAAGTTTTATTGTTGGTCTACCACCAATAGAACTATCAACATAAACAACTGATCCAGTTGAAATTAAACCAGCAGTATTATTTTTAACCTTAACATATAATTCTTGACCAACTTGTTGTTTAACTTGTGGTGTTTGTTGTATTGATATTGTATCACCAATCACATCCCAATAAATATCACCAACATTATGTGTTGTATGTGTCACTCCAGAACTTAATCTTAATTCAGAAACAACTAATTGAGCATTTAGATTTAATTTAGTTAAGCCAGTTGGTAAATCACTACCATAATAAAATGTTACGCCAGAAGTAATTGCAGAATATGGTTGATATTTTTCACCAACCGAATTAAATTCTAATATATCACTTTGTAAATTTGTTAAATCAATAGAATTAACTACAATAGTATCACCGCTTGTAGTTACTGTAGTACTACCACTACCAATAATACTTCTTAAATTAATAACACCTGTTTGAGTAATACCACTAAAAATACCTTCACCAACACCAACATTTTGAACATTACTTATAGTTGAAGCAGAGGCAGAATTTTTAATTACAAGATCACCATCGGTTACACCAGTAGAAAACCAATATTCATCATTGTTAACATTAACAGTTAAACCAATATATCTCTCCGGTACTGGAATAATTGAAATTACTTCAGTAGTGCCCGTATAAGTTGCATTTGATGAATTTAAATATTTAACATCAACAGGTTTACCCGCATTAACTTTTATATTATCATTTAATTGTATTGCCATTTCTTAACTATTTCTTAATTGCATCGTGCTTGAAATTGACGATTGATAATTACTTATATATACTTTATATGTTTGATCACACCAACAAACAGTACAAATACTAGCTGAATCTAAATCTGGAAATAAATTACATCCCGGACTTACACCACCACCAATATCACCATTATTAATAACATCAACATACCAACATGTTTTAGATGTTGATCCTGTTGGAATTGCAAACCATAAATAATCATCTGCTGTGCTATTAAAATTAACACAAACAGTACTAATACTTGTTGCAACTACTTTTGTACCACCAGTTACTAAATTATTATCTGCTGTTGGTCTATTACTACCCGCAGGAGCACCACCACTTGCCTCTACACCCCAGAAATATGGATATATACCAGTTACAGATGTTGATACAGCACTTGTAGTTCCAGATGGTAATGGTGAACTATAATCACAACCATCAGAATCTAAAGGTTGTGGTCCACAATCATAAGCAACACATGAATTCCATGTTTGAGTACCTGCAGAAACTTCATATCCTACAACATTTTGTACATCACTTAAACTTGTTGAGGATACACCAGTTGGTAATCCACTACCATTATAAAAATAACTATTAACTTCACCACTACGATAATTTTGGAATGAACCACCAAGACAAATACTACCTTTATCAAATCCAGCAGTAAATGTTAAACTCACTGAACAACCAACCTCATATTGTGCTGTTGTTGGTAATTTACTAAATGAATTAAATGGTGCTGAAATTGTTGGATTAATTGTTGGAACTAATATTTCTTCAAGTAATTTTTGTACAGTTTTACCTGTTAATGTTGTACCTACAATCACACCACCCACTTCACAAGTTGATGGTGATTTACCATTATATATTGTTGTTATTCCTGAACTTATTTCAATTGCCTGATATGGAAATACCCACGCATCTGTTGTTGATAATCCAACTAATACAGGTCTTATATAACTACCAAGTGCAGTTGGTGCTGTTGTAGTTAATTGACCTAAAGATGAATCACTTAAATAATATGTTGTATTAATAGCAAGACCAGTTAATCCACTAAGATATCCTGATTGTGTTAAATCAAATGTATTTACATTAACAAGATCACTAATAACACCTACTATTTCACCATCATATGTACCATCTGCAATTGCTTTATTATATGTACCACCAGACCAACCAATAACATCATTTAATGCAAAACCATGTGCAGTTTGTATTATTCTTTTAGTCACATTTTCACCACTACCACTTTCACCACCGCTTCCGGTTGATGAAATTTGAATTGTTGTACCTAAATCAGTTATCGTTGTATCACCATCACCTACTAATGTTTTAAATAATAATGAAGTTCCAGATACCCCAGAATAAACACCAACACCACCACCAACATTTTCAGCATTTATTATTGATGTATGTCCAGATAATTTAATGAAATATTCATCAAATTCAACATTTAATGATTGTGGTGTTTCAGATACTATAGTTCTAAGACCAATACTCTGATCTTCAGTATCACGATAAATAGGTCCACTATTAACATATGTACCACCAGATAAGAAATTACCAATTACTGAATTAACTACAATCTGTGAACCATTATTATAAAAATTACCTTCAACCCAACTTGTATTTGTATATGCAGGTGCACTATAACTAACACTCGTACCTGTAAAAATAGAACCATATACAGAATCTAAAGTAACATCATCGTTAATAAAAATCCAACCAACAGGTGCAGTGTCACCAGTATATTCATTCCATATTAATGATTTAGCAGGTAATGTTGATCTAACATACCCTCTTTTAGCTATACTATCAGTTGAAATACCTATTCTAATTACACCTTGATCATCTCTATAAAAATTATTATAAACGGAAACATAACTACCATCATAATTATTATCAGTTAAATGGTCAATAGGTAATGTTTGCATACCAGTTGTTCCACTAAAAAATCCTAAATTAGTTGCCCCTGTTATTGTAGTATCTAAAAATAATTGAGTAGTTGCAGTATAACCAGTAAATTCAGTATAACTAACAGTACCACCAGATGTTAATACTTCATATAATCCTCTATATTGAAGAACAACACCAGTATCTGCAGATAATACCACCAACATTGGTTTAGATAATTCAGTTGTTCCTGTAGGTGCTGTTGGTGATAATTCACCAGCAACATTTGCTAAATAATATACAGTACCACCAGTTAATGGATTTGAATTAACATCAGTAATACCTACAGTTGAAATATAACCACTAAAAGTTAAATTAAAATTATTAGCATCAATAACATTAGTAATTATTCCAAGTGCTTCTATTGTAGCTGCAGTTAGTGAACTTACTTTAACAAAAACTGAACCATCATAACCTATAACATCACCTAAACTAAATCCATGTGTTAGTTGTTCGAATTGTCTTTTTATATTACTATCAGAAGTACCATCATCACCACCTTCAACAAAAATAACCCAATTACTATTATTTGCAATTGCAAGTAATTTTCCTGCAGTGGTTAATCCACTCCATGTAGATTCTAAAATTTTTAATTGATATATTGTATCATCAGAATGAACACTCACAAGCATACCAATTCTACGTTGCCCGGAAGAAATACCATCAAAATTAATACCATTAACTGTATCAATTGGTAATGCATTTCTCTCAGCAATTGTATTTACTTCCATAAACCCACCACTACCTAATGTTGAATGATGCGTTGGATATGTATCCCCGGAAGAACCTCTAACTATTGGAGATGCTAATAATGTTCCTGTATAAAATTCACCTGCCATATATTTAACTTATTACTATTGAAAAACTTCCTGTTATTCTACTATCTGATCTTGCTACATAATATTGATCTAAATAACCGCTATTATTAGTATAATCTATTTTAAATAATGTTCCTGTTCCGGAATTACCCCAAGCATTATTCGGTAAACCATTTACTATAAATGATGGTGTACCAAATGATTTTGGATACATATAATAAAAAAATTCATTATTAAATGTTAAATTAAATGTAGCTGCTTTACTTGTAGTTAATACAGCTTGTGCTCCGGAAAGACCTTGTGCAATTGTTTCAATTGTAGATGCATCAGAAACAGTATATAATAAATTATTTAAAAAATAATATCTCTTATTTTTCCACGAAACAGAAGCACCATCAGTCACCACTTCAGAATCAGTACTAACAACACACATACTATATGATTCAGTTGTTTGAGATGATCCTGTTGGTGGTATTGGACACGCACCGGGGAATGTATATATATAACAACCTGAACAATCACCAGATATTGGTGTTAAAACAGGTGTTTGATTATATCCACCATCACCTGTAGAATCAACACCAACAGTACAAATTTGATATGTGTTTCTAATTGCACTATATGATAATGTACCTGTTGCACTATCACCAAATTCTCTAGAATTATTTGTAAGACCAATACTTGCTGAAGGAGGTACAGCGGGAAAAAAATAACCTTCAAGAAAATTATTTGTTGTACAATCACCACCCACACAAACATTTGGAACTCCTGATCTTGTAGTTTCTCTATGTGTGTCGAATATGGTTGTTCCACCACTAGCACTTGATGGTCTTAATGATATAACACCATCCATATACGTTAATACATGACCTTGTGTTGTTGCTGTTGTTGCACCAGATGCTGTTACAAGAATATCACCGTCTAAACCATCACTAATTGTTAAACCAGTCCACGTTCTAATTCTAGTTAAACCAGATAAAGATAACGTTGAACCGGGGGTTTGTTTAAATTGAAGGTCTTCAAGATTTGGACGTGAAAAAAATGGCATTTATATCTATATTTATTATTTCTTATTATTTTTAAGATAACAGCATGACCGTCCAGTTAATTACGCTTCCGATTTTTTCAAATCGGATAGTTTTTTCGGTTAATTTGTTTATAATAAATACAGAAAAGTTTAGTTAAATTAGAGTAAAAATAAAAAACCTCATAAGTTTTTTCACTTATGAGGTTTTAATATCTATTGTCGTATAGTAATTTACATTGTAAATCTATCTTGACTACGAGCTTTGTTTCTTAATTCATTAACCGCTCTCAATGCATTTGGATCAAAAGATTCTTTTTTCACAATACTAACCATGTGATTAAATTCACTTTCACCAATTACTTGACCAACATATCCTTCATTTTTTAGAATATGACTTGTAGGTACATTCATTCTTGGTGAAGGATTACCTTCAGTATCAAGTTCAGCATCAAAGGTCAATTCCATTAATTCTTGAATCTTATTTTGAACACCTTGACTAATTGTTTCTTTGGTCTTATTCAAAGCACTTTCAATAAGATCAACAATATTGACATGACGATCACTTTTACTTAAATTTTCAAACGTTTCTGTAAATAATTTATCACCAGATTTATTTTTCAATTCAGAAATAATAGCCAAAGCACCATAACAGTCACGGATCATTAAATCCCATACTTGTTCAGCATATCTAAATGATGGAAATTTATCAATTGCAATAATTTCACCATCAATCAATACAATAGTACCGATAAGTTTGTCAGGTCTTTCAAAATGAGCAATAAATTGTTCAAGTTTCTTATCATACTTAGTGAAATATTTATCAATATAATCACCAGTGTTTGAATTAGTATCTTGACCCAACTTACGAATAGCCGGATAAATATTTTGATAACCCTCTGTTTGACCAACTTTATCAAAAAGCATTTCACGCATAGTAACAGGTAAAATACGAAATTCCTGTGTACCTCTAAAATGACCACCTTCAGAACCTTGAACACAACCAGCATCGTTAAATGTTGTTGTATTACCAGCACCAATGTAACCACTTTTTACCATACCATGATTTTGAGCATGTTGCTCAGTTAATATAGCAACATTATTTGGTGCAATAACCTCTTTATTTGAGGTATTTTTCAATACAATTTCACCATAACTTTTATTTGATGCTTGTAATGAATCCAATGGATTAGCAAAACGACTATCTAATGAATATTCATCAGCAGTCGTTAAACAAATAAGTTGCATATTTAAAATCGATTGAACTATGATGTTATTTTTTCTGTCTTTAACAGGTGTACATCCTTTTAATAATTCTGTAAATTCTCTAATGTTATTCATAATATAAAATTTTAAACGTTAATATTTATTTTTTTTCTTCTTGTAACTGGTGCTTCATTCAACATACTTACTTGATTTTCTAACCAAACTTTAGTATCGATTTCAAGTAATCTTGCGTTGATTTGTGGTTGAATCGCAACAGGATCATTTACTGCCATAGTGACAACATTATCACCTAATTTACGAACACCAGCACCAACTTCAGCACCAGTAACTGGTGAAATTTGGAAAACAGGAATACTTCTATTAGTAGCTGAAAAATACACAGACAATACTTCATTAGTAAGTCCATCGTATGCATTTTCATAACCATCTGTGATCATAAAAATAGCACCATATGGTTTTTCACTGTTTTCTTTTTTCAAAAGTTCAACAAATGCACTAGCAATATCCGTAGATATTCCTTCAGTTGTTACAATTTCTTTAATCCCGGTTGCTGAATATCCAAGAACTTTTGCAGTGAATTGTGCAATCGCTTTTGGTGTATTCTTTGACTCTTGCTTGTGACCTCTCATTGAATTACTATTGTCAAGTACAATACCAATGTTTTGGTACATGAAATTCGTAAATCTCTTTTTCTTCGCAAGATCATTAATAGCTTCTTTAATTTCATCAGTGAAACTATTTTCATAACCAGTTTTATATAATGCCAAGAAGTCACTTGCTTTTTTGTAATTAACTTCTTTTTGAACACCAAGTTTCTTTGTAGACTTAGTTTGACGTACTTGTTGATTTGTTGAAGTAACTGTAACTTTTTGTCTAAAAGTCGCTTTTGTTGTTTCTTTTATCACATCACTTGACCATAAATCACTATGTTGTGGGTGATTTACATCGCTGATTAAACCAATTAATATTTCTTCCGGAACTTTAGATATAGAAGTAACATCAGTTTTAGCTTTTTGGTATTCATACAGTAAATCAAAATCTCTTTTTAAGTATTTGATACCATCATCAACTTTAAAAATGAAAAGAAAAATCTTAAATGCTTTAATTATTTCTACATTTGGAATATATTTTAATATGAAATTATTTGCAATAGCACTTTCTTTTTCATTTATAAATAAACCACTTTGAACATATTTTCTTACAATCGAAATTAAAACAGATGTTCTTTTAACACCATAAATGTGTCTCAATATTTCAGAGATTTTATTACGATATTTTAATGAATTCCATTCAATATTAGGATCACCCCATAAGAAACCAAGCATTATTTTTCTTGCTCTTTCATTATTAACTTTTCCATTTTTCATATCAACGAAAAGACGAAGAACATAAGTAATACCATTTTCATATAGATTATATAATGCACTTAAAACTGCTTTATCACTTAATCCATTATCGTACCAGTCAATTGGATTAACAATATTACATGCACCACCCTTTGTTGAGTTTTTAAATTCATTCAATAAAACCTCAGAAACAAATCTACCAGTAACACCTTTTTGTGTTGCCACAATTAAAGGAAGTTCCTTAGACAATTTATACAGATTTTCAACCTGATTACGAATTGCTAACATTTGTTCTTCTTTAGTGTGATAATACGTTGCAGTACTTTTTGCACCTGAAGCAATAACTAATGATTCAATCAATCCTTTTTTAATTGATGTGATACTTTTGTTTGCTAATACCAAGTTTTCCATAATACGAATCCTTTCTTTTAATTAAATATAATCTATAATACGAATAAAATATAAATTTGTTACAAATATAAACAAAAAAAAATGGCAAATAAACATTAATCCTAAGATTAATACCCACCCACCATTTATTTTATGGAATTACTTACCTCTTCTATCAGAGAAGGAGTGCTGCTGTATCGTTTAGTACTTCCGAAGATTTACTGAAAACACAACAAGTTCTTCCGTATTCTTTTAAGTTTTATGAAAAAAACTTTAAAACCATTCTTAACCGTCAAATGTTAGGTAACATGCCCCATTTTTTAACTATGTTAAAAAAATCTGATGTCAACAACAATATTTTTGGGACTAATGTAAAAGTATCTATTGTGTTAAAAACATAATCCTGATTTATGCGCCTTTATCCACTTGGCTACTTCCCCAATTTATTTTAATAATTGGTGGGGAAGATAGGATTCGAACCTATGATAGTTTACTGAAAACACTTTAAGTTTTCCCAAATTTTTTCAATATTTTATAAGAACATTTAATAATTCTGAAGAAGTTTGTTAGTTTTTTTTAGTTTATCTTTTTCCAAAATTTACTGTAAAAACCACCAGTTCTTCATTTAGTAGCGGGAGAGGGACTTGAACCCCCGACCTCTTGGTTATGAGCCAAACGAGCTACCACTGCTCTATCCCGCAATATATTTTAAAAAAAAGGACATTTTGTTTGTTATTGTTTGTTTAACAATATGGGTATCGAACCCACGACATCAATTTTATAAGAATTGTGCTCTATCCACTGAGCTAATCGTATACTGAAATAACAATCAGTTTCCTTTTTTTTTGTGGGGAGAACAGGACTCGAACCTGTAAAATTTACTGAAAACATAATTAGTTTTCCATTAAAGGGATAGTGCAAATATATTTATATGAAATATAGTCTCAAACTCTAAAGGTTTGCGTGTTTACCAGTTACACCATCTCCCCATTTATTATCAATATTTTAAAGAACGTTGTCTAAAAGACGATACAAAAATATAACAGTTTTTTTAAACTACCAAACAATTTCGAATAAAAATGAAAAAAAAATTAAAAAGACTGTTAGAAAATATAAATACGTACCATATTTTAAAAAGTTACATTAAATTATAAATTAATTTAAAACATTATATAATTAACTATAAACCAAGTTAATTACTATTCAAACTTTTTAAGATTCTTCTTCTTTTATCTGGTGATAATTCTCTGATTTGTGTGATTGACATATTTCTTCTATTAATTAGATCATAATCATCCCACATGTTTTTTACATCATTATTTTTAATGTGTTTAAAAATTCTATCTGTAATTTGCCACACTTCATTATAGATATCATACGATTGTCTTGCAACAGGATTAAAACCATCAACAAAGAATATTCTTTCAACAATAGGGTTTTCGTTAATATAAAATCCGATTTTACATTCAACACCTCTAATTGTTTTATCCTCAATTTGATGTTGTTTCACCCTTGGATTATAACGAATACCGTTTCTCCATTCTCTCTTATATGTATCAACCATTGATTTATAATATTCAAGTAAATCAATATTTTCATCTTTACCTACCGGGAATTCAACATCATATCTTTTTTTAGATAATGCTTTTTGTAATTTAGTTATAAAACTAGGTAATATCTCACGAATATCAATAGAATATCTTGTAAACGGATTAAACGCATCTGCATTAAAACTTCTTTCACATAGTAAAATATTTTCTTGATATAATCCAAATTTAAATTGGTTGTTATGGTTTCTTTCGTTCATATATTTAAAAATTAAAACAATTTAATAATAACAAATATATACATATTAAAGCAAAGGTAAAAGGTTTTTTATTAACTATATTTATTTTTTTTTATTATATTCTTTTAATAGTTGTTTCTCATGCATAATAACAACATAAAAAGGTTCAACATAATTAACAAAATTACTGCTGTATGGGATTAAAAACTCATCTTCCAACATCATTTTATGTAGGTTATTACTCCCTCTATCTTCAGGCGATAATGGCATTTCCAACTGTTCTAAATCCTCAATAGCTTGTTCATTCAAAAATGGTTTTCTTAAATTAATTAATAGATAATTTAATTTTAATCTATCAATACCCTCAACAATATTTTTTATTGCTTTTAATTCGGGTTTTTTATTTTCAACTCTTTCTTTATTTATAATTATTGCTTTTTTACCTATTTCTTTAACGCTAACTGGTCTTGTTTGTAAATCAGGAAAGTGTTTTATTAACGTTGTCTCTTTAACCCCTTTAATACCTTTAATACAATCTGCATCATCACCACAAATTATTTTCATGGTTAATGCATTACCATAATAATAATTAAAATTAAAGAAAAAATTCGTTCGATTAATTGGTGCTTCTAAATCGTTGAATAATATTGTTATATTTAAATCTAATAATTGTGCAAAATCTCTATCTGTTGTAAAAAGATAAATATCTTCTTTTTCATGGTTATCAATACAATATTGAGCAATTAAATCATCAGCTTCGATTTTCGGAACTTCTATCTGTCTTAAGAATAATTCTTCAGCATACGCTTGTATTCTTTTTCTTTGTTTTAAAATAGATTCATCTTTCTCATTTTCCTTCTTTATCTGGTAATCATTTAGTTCTATACTTTTATACCAAGATTTATGTTTTCTATTAGATTTATATGCATGATCTAAAAGATAACGATCAACACCACCATTTTCACCATCCCAAACCAGAACAACTTTATTTGTTTTATGTTTCTTAATTAATTTACGTAATGTAGTAAAAAAGAAATATAAACCACCAATATGTCCAAATTTATTGGTCGATAAACCTCTTGATCCATGATATGAATTTTGTAAGAGATAAGAAGAATCTATTAACAAAGTTCTGTTTCTCATTCTTCAGAACTTTCTTCATCAGCTACATTATCACCAGCAGCTTTTTCAGTTAAATCATTAATATCAAGTTTTCCATCTTCTTTAATATCAATGAAGGTATCATTAATCTGATCCGCAGTTATTGAATCATCATCAAAAATGTTTCTAAAATAAAGAATATTTTCTTTTTTATATTTATCTAATTCTTCTTTAAATATAAAACCATGTGGCATTGACATAATATTATCTTGTAAAGATATTCCACCCAATGGTCCATCAATATGATTTTTTTCTACCTTTACTTTAGTATCTATACCATAAGAAACTGTACGGCTTTTACTATCAGCAGTAACTGCTTTAGTTGATGGAGATAAAATACCACCAAAATGAAATATTAATCTTGAACCAAATTTAAAGGTCTCACCACCTTTATGTTTAATAACTTTTCCATTCATACTATCTAACCAAACTTTTTGAACAGCACATAAAGTATTTATATATGGTTTATCTTCTTTTCTACTATCTGGAAATGTGTTATTTAATAAATACATAAATGCCTTTTCATATGCCCCGGCATTCCACATATTATTATCAGAAGTATTTTTTTCTTGTGCATTGATTGTTGCAATACAATTCAACGTACCTATAGAATCAATACCGAATGCTAAATTATAAGGTAAATTACCTTGTTCTTGTTCTAGTAATAAATGTTTAATCGCTTCAGCCATATCCTCAATAGATGCTTCTCTACGATCTTTATCTTGTTTTTTACCAAATTGTTCAAGTAAATATGTATTATCGATTAAAATATAATCACCATCCCAATCAAAACCCATCATAGCTAATCTATGTCTACCTAAATTATTTTCAGTATCGATTATAATAGGTAAATCACCCGCTTTTTGTGCAGCTACTAGATATTCACATAATGCTGTTGATTTCCCAGTATTTGAATATCCTCTAAATAATGTAACATATCCTTTAAGTACTCCGGGTAAACCTGTTGATTTTTGTAATGCTGATGAACATTTATACCATTCCAAAGGTTTATCTGGAACGTTTTTATCACCTATTTTTTTCTTGAAATTATCTAATGAAAAACTTTTTTTTGAAGTCGGTTTTCTTGTTTTTGTGCTTGGAGGTATATCAACCCCATTGTTTTTTTTTGCCATGTTGATTGTGTTTAATAAAAATATAGGGAGCGAACTCCCTATATATTATAAAATTATGTGTGATAATTAAAACGGTAAATCGTCAAATTCCTCTTCAGGACCTGAAGGTTCTTCAGTTGATGTTTTTTCCACAGCAGGTGGAGTTTCTTCAACTTTTGGTTCTGCAGTTTCAACCTCAACAGGTTTAGTTTCTTCAACCGTAGGAGTAACCGTAGGAGTTGTTTCCGCTACTGGTTCTGCTGTAGGTGCTGTTTGTGCCGATTCAACTTGAACGGTATTTTGAGCTACCTCTCTTGCAATTTTACTACCATCGTCTGAAAGATCAGATGCTCTTTCAATATTTTCATTATTATCACCATCAAGATCAGCATTTCTTTGATTTGCTTTTTCTTCTAAATCAGGACGACCCGGAAATACCCAATGTTTATTTTTAGCATCAGTAATATCATCATAATATGGTTCTTTACCTTCCATAAGCATATCGATATACTCTTCTGGTGTGATATTTGGTGCTGTTTTTGGTTTGTAAACATCTCTCCAAGTTATTGGATCATTTAACCAATCTTTAATTACTTTATCATCTTCATGTAATTTACTTGGTTTTTTAGCAATAATCATGGTTACATCACGATACGGTCTACCCATATATTCTTGTTGGGTTGTCGTAATTTCTAATGTTGAACCATTTAATGGATCATAATATAACGCACTATGATCTTCCATGTATGTAGATAATACTGGTAATAGTTTATCCATAACACCTTTATTAGCGAAATTATGTTTATATCTCCAGAATTTTACACCATCTTTTTGTTTACCCATATCAATTCCACGCAAGATATAGAATTTCTTAGCTTCCCAAGTAGAAGCTTCTTTAAAAATTGCCAAATTTTTAGCATAAATTGCCTTTTCTGCATCTGTTTGTAAATCTTCTTTTTTCTTACCTCTAATCGATTGATCTTGAGTTTTAAGCATTTCTTTACGTTTATCACATAAAGAACATTGTTGTGGAACTAAGATAGGTTTATCATTTTTATCAACGACAACTTTACCATTTTCATCTTTTTTCTCAACTAATGGATTATTACGTGCAGGACAATAAATTTTTGTTTTTCTTTTTTGACCCGGTTTGTGTGTTACATCAGCAACATGAAAAAACGCTTCCATAATTGGTGATTTTAATCCAGCAGGTGGGGGTAATGCTCTAAAACTCTCAGAATCATTCATAGGAGTGAAATATTTAGCTAATCGCTGATCACTTGTTTGAGATGAGTTTGAACCTTTACCTTGATTTTCTTTGTAGTTAGCTAAATGTTCTTTAGCTGCTTTGAGTGTTGAATCTTCTTTAATCTGGTCCAAATAGCTTGAACTCTTTTCATTTTGTGTTTCCATGTTTAAAAATTTTACAGTTTAATATTAATATTACAATTTAATTATTACAAATATAGTTTACAGTTCTCAATTTTACAAATGTTTTTTCATTTTTTTACAATTTATTATATATTTTTCAATGTGTCAGAAACAATAGTAAATCTTAATGTTTCTTTATTTTCATAATATGATCCATTTTTTAATCTCAATTGAATGTAATATTCTTGTGGAACTAACCAACCAGTATCAAGATCAAACATATATCCATTGCTTGTTCTATCAACAGATGTGTATGGTATTACATCAATTTCAAAATCTTCAGCAACTTTTATAAATACTCTATATTCAATTTCTAAAGGTAAAAAATTTGCTTGATTAGGATATAATTCTCTAATCGTTAATTTAATATTTCTAACATTACCTCTTTTTATTTTCTCTTGTTGGTTAATACCATGAAAATAGAAATAATAATCAGCTAAATTTATTTGATTTGATTGATCAAATGTGTAGTATTTATCATCAGAAATTAAATAAAACTGATTTTCATATTCAAAAGTTTTACCATCTAAACTAACATTCCAAACATCTCTAAATATCACAGCATCCGGATAATCACCTGAAACATTTAAAATTATTTTATATATTCCTTTACTTACGTGTATAATTGAATCACCAGATGCAGTGGTAACTAATTCATCTTCATAATCATAGATTTGAACATAATTAACAACAACATCATGTAAAACACCACCTTTTGTAGCATATAAATAAAGATCATTGTCTTTATTTAAATAAAAATAATTTCTATCATCTATAATTGTATCATCAATGATTGTTTCAATATATGGTTCATAAAAAGTATGTGTATCTTTTGCATGAAAAGCAACTGCTTGTCTAAATGTTGTTTCCAATTGTTCTAATTCGTCAATAAATTTAACACCAAGACCATAAGAAGTACCTGTAAAAGTTGTACCCGTATTCCCGGTAAGACCTAATCTACTATTCACATAATCAGTAACATCAATTAAAATATCTTCATCACCAGTTTCAAACCTTTGAGTTCCAAGTATTTCTGTAACACCACTAATATACGAACCACCACTCACTGACCAAGGCACATTTGTTTTACGATCATACCAATTCGCAGCTTGTTCAACAATAGCAGGGAAAACATTTTCAGTGTAATTTAAATCATAACCAGAACCTTCATCCCAATCTTCTGGAATGTTAAATAAATCAAGTTCAAAACTTGATGCTCTTTCTATTTCAAGACTATATGATCTTTTACCAATATATTCAGAAGCGTATCTAATTGTATTAGTCATATGTAGAACATGTTTAACTATTCTATTCGGATTAACAATACCATCATACATTCTTTCTTTTAATAAATCAAAATTTGGTTCTAAAATAAATCTGGTCACCTGCTCATTAAGTGTACCGTATGATATTTCAGTTACCGGATTCTGAGAATTATTACTAGTATTCCCGTCTATAAGTGTATTATTTTTAGCAAAATATGATCTAAATATAGTCATGTTTTATATTTTATATAAATACTTAGAAATGAAAAAAACCCCTACTATATCTGGGGTTTTATGTTATATTGTTTATATGTTAAAAGTTTTTTATTTTCTATTATAATCAATACTCATATCATTAGGGTCGAAAGTAACATCAATATATATCACAAATTTATCTGCAGTTCGTTCTTTATTTATTATAACAAAAATAGGTATTGTTATAATAAATGCTTTTTGATTATAAATTAAATTATAATAAAGACTATACTCCAATTGTTCATTTCTACCTTCAGTAAAATCTATCGGTGTTTCATCAGATATAACTAATTGAACATTATCCCTTTCAATACTAACTGGAATAATTAATGGTATACCTTCACGAAATAATTTAGGACTTTTTCTAAAATGCCATAGAATTTCATCATGAACATGGTCCAATAATTCATCTTCTTGTTGTTGAATTACTGCATCGCTTGTTGCTTGACCTAAAACACCAGCTTCATTAATCATTCCAACATCATCTTCTTTTATTGGTAGACCATTAACTTTACTGAATATATCGTAAAATCTTTCTTTACTCATTATTAATTAAATTTTTGCCACAATTCATATAATTCATTCGTTTCATTTATTGATAATGATTCATATAATTTTTCATTAAGAACATCATATCTTTTTTTATCTTCTGAAAGTTCTTCTAAAGTATTTGGTGTATCTGTTGTATATCCAAGTAACTTATTTTCTGTATCATCTGCTTCATTTTCTTCAGCATCACCTTGTGCTGCCAACATTGCCATATTATCCGGGTCTTGATTTTCACCACCATAATATTGTGGGTCTTCTTCAAGATGGTCCATTACAATTTCCAAAGCTACACGTGGGTCTTTAGTGTGCTCCATCTCCACTTCAATACCTTTTAATATTTGATCAGGGTCTTGAGTTAAAATATCATTATTATCACCCATACCACCTTCAATGTTTTCACCATCATTATCAACATCATTACAATCAACAGCAGGAACATCATCTTCCGGTGTTTCTGGTGTCACATCAAATTCACCATTTAACATTTTCATTATTGGATTATCTGGATTTTTAGAGTTAACAAATGTAGTATCAATATCAAAATCACCTTGTTGATCTGTTTCTGGATTTACTTCATCATTTTCAACATCATCAACAACATCACCTGTTTCAACCTCATTATCAACAACATCACCTGTTACAACATCGCCAACAACTTCATCATTTTCATCTCCATCATTTTCAACAGGAGCTTTATCAGTTTCAATCTCTTCTTCTTTCACATAATTATCTAATTCCGGGGCATGTACTCTTAATTCTGGGTTTGTTGGTTTTTCATCTGCATATCCACTACCATCTTGAAATTCTTCTTTTGAACCACCAAATGGTTGAGAATCTGGTTTTATTTCAATGTTTATAGTTTCATCCATACCTTCCATCTCATCACCAGTTTGGATATCAATATCAACATATTTATCAACAACATCAAAGAATTTCGATGAATTTGCTGAATTAAATTGACTTAAATCATTTTGATCAAGATCAACTAGTTTTTGCCCTTGATTATTTTGATAAAAGAATTTCTCTAAAATAATATCATTAACATTAGTAACACCATCTTGATCACCCTCAGTTCCAGTTATTTTAAAATTAAAATTATACACATTACCCTCTTTATCTGTTCCATTAATACCAACATATGTTGCATCATCAAGTGCTTGCATAACTGACTTATCTGATCCACCTTTATCGGCACGTAATGCACCTGATCTTAATTTCTCAAATGCCATTGATACTATCTGATTAGTTTCAGGAGTTACCATTTCATTAATTTGTGTTTTATTAACACCATTCATCATTTCGAAAAGTCTCTCTTTTGAACCGGGTTTATTATATATTTCCATTTTTCAAATTTTATTCAAATATTATTGGATATTTTTTACCAAACTCTCTCATAATAACAGCAGCCACAGCATTTGCTTCGTTTTCTTGTGGACTTCCATCACCGTTTGAATCTGGATTTAATTCTCCATTTATGTCTTGTTTATAATGTACTAATTCATGTGCTAATGTTCTTAAAACATCAGCTAAATTTCTATTTGTTGAAACAACCCTCAATTCTTTAATTGAAGGTGTATATTTACCAAATGAAGATTGTTCTGCAGCTTCAACAGGACTGTAAGAAATAATAATTTCTAATTCTGATAAATCTGTACCTATATGATTTTGTACATATTCAATGAATTTTTCAATTATCCCTTCTTTATCATCAACAGGAAGAGGTGTTTCATCCATTTTATTCACCCTCTTCATCATTTGATATAATCTTCCCTTTGAACCATGTGTCTCAAATATTCTCATTTAATTTAAACTATATCATTAAAACTATCATCAATATCCATTTCAGACGGTTTAGGTAATTCATCAAAATCAGCAACATAAGTACCATCAGGTAATTCAGTTATGCCCTTTTCACCAGCATCTTTTCTATTTTGATCAAACCAATTATCTTTCCAGACATCATTTAAATTAAAATAATAAGGATATGAAACATCTTTTCGTGCAACTAATTTTTCAGCATTTGTAGGTTCTTCAACCTCTTTAACTTTATAATTTAAATTATCCATCTCAGAATTAATTTTCTGTAAATTAACGTCCAAACCTTCCAATTTATCGTTGATTTCTTTCATTGCTTCAATGTTTTGTTTAATCACATCATTTTGCAACTCATCAACAGTTGGACCTAAATCAACAGGTGCTTCAGGAGGTGCTTCAGGGGTCATAATTTTATCAGCATTAGGGTCACCTTCTATACTAATATCTGTTTCAGGTGGACCACCATCAGGGGTCATACCATCAGGGGTTGGAGCATTTGATGGTTCTGCAACTGGATCGGTTGGTGCTGTTTGAGGTGCACCGGGTAACTGATCATCGTTATTATCACCACCTTCATAATATGCATCACTACCACCACCAGCATTTGGCATGGGTTGACCATCCTGTGTTGCGTGTTTCACAGGGATTTCATCATATTCATCTTCTACAATGGATTTATATTTAGGAGTTTCATTT